TTTACTCCGCCACCATTCAATGATATTACTTAATTCATGTTTCTCATAATTAGGACCAGGAATCAAGGTATCGGTTTTACAATTCATATAATCAACGGAGTTATTATACCCAAAATCGGATGTATAATAACGTTTCTTCTCTGTCAACTTTTTAGCGTTCTCAATCGTTAAATTAAAGTCATCACCTTCTGGTGTTCCTTTGAGTGCTGCTTTGGTAAGAGCAATAATCTTGGTAAAAGTTCTCAACTTTCTACTGGTGGATGAAGTGTCTCCAGCTAACAAATCTCCAACTATATTTTCCACATAATTCTTCAAGTCATGGTATCTTTGTCCATGCATCATTGGTACAATATCAGATTCAGTTAAACCACGAAAACGAATATAAGGTTTCATACCATCATATTGTGATACTGTTTTGGTGGTACCGTATAAACTGGTAGTTTCAAATAGACATAGATTCATACCATACTTCTTATTACAGATTTCTCTTACAGTATGACTGGTACAGATAGCCGATAGAAGTTTACCACCAAGATAGTTAAATCCAAATGGTTGTGCTGGTACAATTACGAATCCCATAACAGTCGAGGCGTTAAATCGTTTGGCTGTATCTTCCTGTTGGATCCAGACCTGTCCTAAGAGTTCATTTCTTGGTTTCATATAGATGACTGGTGAACCTAACCGAATGAATCCTAGAATCTTTCCTGAGTTCTTCTCCTTGACGGCCAATTGGATATTCTTACCAACTGGTGCTTTATTGATGTGTGAACTGGTAATGGCAAGTAATGTTTCAAATTGACTACCTGGAATTTCACAAACTTCAATATCCATATCTTTTGGGTGCATGGAGAAATCAGAGAATAAATCTTCTTCCGGTGGAAATAAAGAAGATGGCATATCCGCCACATTCTTCAACTTCTCATCACGCATGTATTCTTCGGTACTTCCAATATTACTGAAGTAATCATGGAAAGTTTTAGAACAATGTAATGCTTGTTCTCTAGTTAATATCATACTTTAAAGCCTTCAAATGACTTCTTCTCATGTTTAATTTTATTATGTGCACCAACACCTTGATGGCCAGCATCAGCAATACCTTGTTGTGCCGATTGTTCTACATCAAATAGTTTCATTTTTGCTCTATCAACGCCAATAGTGAATCGTTTGTAATATGACGGATCATTATACCGATTCTTCAATTGTTTGACCATCATCTGACCCATTTCTTCCAAATCTTCAGAAGAAATCAAAGCAAACATCAAGTCTGCGGTGGCGGGAAGTCCGAAGCTTTCACTCGTATCTTCAAGTCCTGGATCACTCGATGTAAATCCGCTTCTGGTAGTCTGAGTAGCAGATACAATAGGAACATTATACTCAACCGCCAATCCTCTAAGCTCTTCAGCGATGCTCTTGACATATGTGTAGGAGTTAATATTCGCACCAGCCTTAATACGGGAAGAACAACAGATATTAAGATAATCAATGAAGATAATATCAGGCACAAAGGAACGTTTAAGATTAAGTTCATTCAATAAAGTCCTAAAGTGAGTAACAGACGCTGAAGCGGTTGGATACTCCTTAATAATAAGTTTGCCGGTACACTTCTCACGAACACGATTAACTTTTTTATCATACATATCTTTCGGTAAGTCCATCAAATCATCAAGCGTAACATTCAATAAGTTTGCATCAATTCTTTCTGCAATCTTTTCTTCAGCCATTTCCAAAGTGATATACAATACATTTTTACCAAGCACCATACAGCTAGAAGCAACATGACACATGAACAAAGACTTCCCAACACCGGTGCCAGCAAGAGCAATATTAAGAGTCTTAGCAGGTAAACCACCTTTAGTAATTTTATTGAAACAGTCCAAATCAAAGGGGATTCGTTCTTCTTTACGGTGATAAAATTCATATCGTTCATCTGAGTTCTCTAAGTAATCATGACCAACTGTTGTATCAAAACTTACTGCCAAAGCGTCCGATAATATCTTGGGAATCGCACCTTTGTCATGATTTTTGTCCTTGCCATCGAGAATTGAAATAGACCCCAATACCGCATTGTATATAGCTTTCTCTTGGCAAAACTTTTCGGTTTTGTCAACAAGCCATTGAATCTCGGTTTCTGTTTTGCTATGAGATTCAACTTCCTGTAAATATTCTTCACACTTCTGAACTTCGTCATCTGTAAGATTGGTCTTTTCTTTGACGGCAATACTAAGTGCTTCAATCGTAGGTGGGTTATTGTAAGTTTCCGTGAATGATGTAATCTCATTGAATATAGTCCTCTCGGATCTGTCCGAGAAATAGTCACTTTTAATAAAGGGTAATACTTTTCTTAAATACTCCTCATTGAATATCAATGATTTGATTATCGCTTGTTCCAGTTTCATCAATTACTTCCTGCTCAAGGTTGGATGACATAAATTCTACTAATAAGTCACCGATATAATTTTTAAATGCTTCATCTTTTTCAAGCTTCTTAGGCTTATCAACAGTTGATTCTAACACATCATAGGCAAAAAGTAAATAGACCTGTTCATCTTTTTCTTCAAATTTAACCTTACCATATTTGTAAATAGTATCTTTATACTTACCTTCTAAAAATTTAATATGTACCGACTGTGTATCATCTTTAGGGTAAATAAAACAATAGTCAACACCTTCAATCATCTTCAACTCCATTCATAGTTTCCACACTATCAAATAAATCTTCTTCTCCACCTTGCATGATTGCACCAGAAGCAATTTGATATTGGTCTTTTACATAGTTTTGAAATTTGGTACTTGTTACTAACGGTAACCAAAAATCTTTAGTGTCCGTTTCTTTTTCTCGAAATTTCTTTTCTTCTATTTCACCAGACGATTGGTCCACCCTTGAGTACCAACCATTAGATGGTTTAACAACAAATCCACCAGAAAGAGCGACATCAAGTAGGCCACTCCAACGACTAATACCACCGTCAAAAGAAACAGATACGGGAATTTTGGATTTTTCTTTGACATAACGAGACTTCTCCACATTAATAATAAAATTGTAACCGGTAACTTCTTTACCATCTTTTTCTTGCTGGCGACCCAATACAAAGATATTATCAGCGGAGTAATAAGAACCTGTACCACCACCAACGATTGCTTTGGGGAACATTCCAATTTCCATGTAGGTGTGATTAACTACAACCATTGGAATATCTTTGAGTGAAAGGTGTGGAGTTACCATTCTGAATAGAGATTTAACTGCTTTTGCTCTTGACATATCACCAACAGTTTTACCATCAAGTGCATCATTCACTTCTTTGATTGATGCCAAGTTACCAATAGAATCAACAACAATAATCAAATGTTCACCACGTTCAACCTGATTTAATTGTTGCATCAGGTCAATTTTTAATTGTTCAATATCAGTAAGAGGGGTATGAAGAACACGATTAGTGTCAATACCAAAGGAATCAAAATAGGATTGCGGCGTTCCAAACTCCGAATCGTAGAATAATAATGCTGCATCGGGATATTTGTCCAAGTAAGATTTGGCCATCAATAATGAAAATGCTGTCTTAAAATGTTTGGATGGACCTGCCCACATTGTAAGGCCGGGTGTTAAACCACCATCTAAGCGACCAGAAAGTGCCACATTGATAATGGGCACCGAGGTTGGAATCATATCTTTATTTGTAAAGAATTTTGATTTGGATAGAATAGCCGATTCTTTAATGCTACTATTCTTTTTGATTTTTTCAAGAATACTCATTTATTTTCCTTTTTCACGAAATGCTAATTCTGCTTCATAGTCATACTTAGGTTCTAATTTTTTAATAGGAACCAAACGCTCTTCATATCCTGATCCTACAGATACAGTTACTTTTTCAAATTCCTGATTGCCGTTCTCCTCAATTGAAGTGATGTTCTCTTTGTCAATTTCCACTTTATCATCCTCTTGTATTTCTTCATCAAGAGGTTCTTCTTTCGGAGTAACCGCATTGGTATTCTCCCTAACATCAGGTAGTGTCTTTTCATTTTGCCTCAAATTAATATTTCCTGCTATCAATAATAACACAGCTAACGGGTCAAACACAAGCATAATAGCAAAGATTACCATTCGTACCGCTTTGTCCAATGCGCCATCACCATCACCAAAGAACATATCTGCCACATACTTAATTGGACCAACATCTGCCACAAGTTTATTAGATTCTTTTAATAATGGCAAGCGTTTTTTGTTAATGTCGGTAAGTTCTTTTTGTGTTGATTGTATTTGGCTATCTAAACGATTACTTGCCGTAGACGGATCCTTGGCACGAGCAAGAAGATAATTCAATCTATCTTCAGCAATCTTTTGTTGTTGATTTAATGTCTTGAGTTCTACGGTGTTTGCGCCTGCATCTAATGTAGAATCAATATGAGATTTGGCCAAGAAACCAAAAATGCCCATTGAGGTAATAAGCATGAGAATTACAACTGAGATTGTTAGGTAAGAACGCAACAGTAATGGTGCTGTTTTCCAATTACGATATAACCAAGATGCAGTTACTAATTTAGAAAACTCTAATGCTGAACCCATAAAAACTACAGGCCAAAATGCACCAGAAAATATTGCAGCTAAACCAACAATAGAA